ACGATAGATTATATTTGTTGGATCACCCTTGTATTTTTTTGGATATGAAGGTTGGTATTTTCCCTTATATGACATCTAAATACTTAATAATGTAAGACTCGTATAAGGTATTTAGAGTGGCAGAATCGCTAATCCAAAATTACAAGATGAGGACTCTTAACAGATCCGATCTTGTAACACCATCCTTATCAAATCAATATCAGGTTTATATTTCTGGAATACCTAAAAAAATTCTTTCATATTTGGAGGGAGATTATGGAGTTGATAGTAATTGGATCAATAGAAATGTAGGATTAATGTGTGCAGAAGCAACTTTACCAACAAGTTCTTTTGCAACCTCGGAAGTAAAGGATAATTTTCAGGGAATCAATCAACAGTTTGCTCATACAAGATTGTATATTGATAGTGATTTTACTTTTTATGTTGATTACAACTATAATATGATTAAATTCTTTGAGGGATGGATGGATTATATTTCGGGAACGGATCAAAAAGTTCCTAGTAATAGTAAAGGATATTATCGCAGATTTAATTATCCAAATGAGACTGAAAGTGGATATAAAGTTGATACATTGTCGATAACTAAATTTGAACGAGATTATCAACGTAGTGGAACATATTTGCAGTATGATTTCTTCAATGCCTTTCCTAAAGGAATGAGTGCCATTCCAGTTTCATATGGATCTGCTGATTTGGTAAAAGTAACGGTTACTTTTGCATATGATAGATATATTATGAATCAAAAGGAGAAAGCATCTAATGCCCCTGCACCTCCTCTTAATGAGGAAACGCAGGCAAAACTACAACCAAAATCAAAACCAACGGCTAAGCAGAGATCTCTTACTCCAACTGAAAAAAGACAAGGAATAGACAGAAGAGGTGATGATATTAGAGGAAATGGTTACTTCAGAAAGTTGTAATAAATAATCACAACTGAACTTATAATGGGTTAGTATGCCTTTACCAAAAATCAATACTCCAACCTATGAGTTGGAATTGCCTTCTAATGGAAAGAAATTAAAGTATCGTCCTTTCCTTGTTAGAGAAGAAAAAATTCTTATTATGGCACTGGAATCTGAGGATATGAAGCAGATTACTAATGCTATTAAAACTGTTCTCTCTGATTGTATTCTTACCAGAGGTGTAAAAATTAATGACCTATCTACCTTTGATATTGAGTATTTGTTTCTTAATGTTAGGGCAAAGTCTGTTGGTGAAAGTGTAGAGGTTAATGTCACTTGCCCTGATGATGGAGAGACTCAGGTTCAGGTAGAAATAGACATTGATTCTATTAAGGTTCAAAAAAATCCAAAGCACTCTAGAATTATTAGACTGGATGATAATCTTTCAGTTGAAATGAAATATCCATCATTGAGTCAATTTGTTGAGAGTAACTTTGAGACTAATGCTGATCAGAGTGATGTTGATAAATCTCTGGATGTTATTACTTCTTGTATTGGAACAGTATTTAATGAAGATGAGTCGTGGAGTGCATCTGACTGTACTAAGAAAGAACTCTCAGAGTTTGTGGAGCAGATGAATACTAAACAGTTTAAGGACATTGAAGTCTTCTTTGAAACGATGCCTAAACTTTCGCATACGATTGAGGTAACAAATCCTAACACAAAGGTGACGAGTGAAGTTGTTCTGGAGGGTCTGGCAAGTTTTTTCAACTAGCGATGGCGCATGAAAGTCTTGAGAACTTTTATAAGACTAATTTTGCCTTGATACAACATCATAAATACTCATTAACAGAGTTGGAAAATATGATACCTTGGGAAAGAGAGATTTATGTATCTCTTCTCCAACAATACATTGAGGAAGAAAACCTGAAGTATCAGCAAAAGAATGGCATTTAGTAGTCAGGCATTTAGGGCACCATCGTTAAAAGCAAAACCTAAATTGGGGAAGACTACTGTTTCCTCTTCAGTTTTTCGTGGAACTGCAGCAGCAGTCAGTTCCCCTAAGGCTATGAAAGTTCCCAAAGGAATGGGATATGATAGCATTTATCGTGGTTCTAATGTAGACCCTAAAAGTTTAAAACAAGAGACTACATCAGTTGAACAGTCTTTATCAGAAACAAATAGAATTCTTGTAGAAATACAAAACCAGCTGGCGATTGATTTTGCCTCTAGGATTGCAAGAGATAAAGAAGAAGTTAATAAAATAAGGGCAGTATCAGATAAAAAGAAAAGAGCAGAAGCAGAAAAGGGTGCTGAGGCAGTCAAAAAGACTGGTGGTATTATAAGTGGAATAGGTAATAAAATACTTGCTCCCGCAAAGGGAATATTTGATAAGATAAAAGATTTTTTAGCAATAGTTCTTACTGGATTTTTAGTTAATAAAGCACTTCCTTGGTTGGCGGCAAATCAAGGAATCATTGATGGGATTTTTAATTTTCTTGCCAATCATTGGAAGAAGATACTTTATTTGATTGGTGGTATAATAATATTCAAGGTTGTTCGTAAGATTATAAAAATCTTTAATGCAGTCAAGGCTGTTGCAAAGTTTTTAAAGAATGGAATAAAAGCATTATTCAATATCTTTAGGAGAGGTGGAAGAGTGATGGGTGCTATGAGAGGAGCACTCAAAGGTGGACAAGGAGTAAAAGGTGCATTAAAAGCAGGACAGAAGGCATCACAAAGGTTTGGTGCAAAAGCGGCACAATCTGCGGCAAAGAAAGCAGCAGCAAAAACTGCCGCAAAAGCGGGTGCAAAGGGTCTTGGTAAAGCGGTATTGAAAAAGATTCCTCTGATTGGATTGGGTGCTGGTATATTGTTTGGTGCTCAAAGAGCACTTGCTGGTGACTTTGTGGGTGCTGGTATGGAACTGGCATCTGGTACTGCTGGAACTGTTCCTGGTTTGGGAACTGCTGCATCTGTTGCAATTGATGCCGCACTGGTAGCAAAAGATGTTGGTGCATTTGATGGTGTCGGAAAAGACGGAACAGTTCTAGGAAAAGATGTTGGCGATAAAGACACAGTTGATACCAAGTTAACCGTTGGTGAAACAGTTGTCCCCAAAAAACAAAGTAAAGAGTTTAAACCGTTCCTAAATGATATCATCAATAATGAAGGTGCATTATTTAAGGCAATGGACTTGTCATTTAAGATGCAGGAACAAAACATTCAGATGTTTACTGATATAAATGAGAAGTTTGATAATGTTCTCACATCCTTTGACAATATTATTGAGGGTATGAAGTCTGGCGGAACACCAATAAGCACTGGTGGTGGAGGTGGTTCTCCTAGCACTGCTGCCGCATCAATATCACCACCTACAGGAAGTGGCGGCACTGGTGGCGGGACCGATCCTTCTAATAAGTTAGCACCACCTATGAGTGATGGTGAAGGAACAATCACCACATTACCAATGCTGCCAGATACTTCATCAAATATTTCTGAGGCAAAAGCAGCAGCACCACAAGGTGGAGATTCTGTTCCTGTTCTGGATGCCGAAGATTCTGATAATTTCTATGTTGAATTTATGAAAAAACAATTTGGAATATTTGGAGCTTAGTAAATGGAAACCAGACAGGTAGAACAACTAAAACTAAATGTTACAAATATAAAAAGTTTCTTAGTATCTTCAAATAAAGAAAGTCAAAAGATTTCGGCACAAAAGTCTTCACTTATAAGAAGACAAGAACAATCTGAGAAAAGAAAATTAAAAGAAAAAACTATAGAAAGTGTTCCTGGTTCTGGAACTGCCGGAAATATTTTTAGTAAGATTACCAGTCCTGCCACTAGTTTTCTTGACAAGATATTAAATTTTGCGGGAAGTATTTTACTTGGTGTAATTGTGAATAACTTACCTGCTATTATAGCAAAAGCAGAAGAAGTTATTAATGTTGTCAAACCACTCTGGGAGGGAGCAGTAAAAACCATTGGATTTATATTCAATACTTCTAAGACTATATTTGAGAGTGTAGTATCATTCTTTAATCCCAAAAAAGTAGAGAGTGAGACGCAAGAAGTTACCGCAGAATTAAACTCATTGGAAAAAGAACTTGACTTTGATGAAAATATATTAGGAAATCTTGGACCTCTTCCATCTGAAGAAGAGTTTGAACAGGATGAGGTTGAGGAAATAACTGAGAAAGTTCCTGAACCGGTTAAAACTATAATTCCTGTAATACCATTCAATCCACCAGAACCTCAAAAAAGAAACGAGGGTGGGGAGATTATTAGAACAACACAACCAAATCAATCACCTCCCAAGTCTTCTGGAAATGCAAAGCATCCATTTGAAAGATTGTATAATAACGTTCATATGAATCGTGATACATTAGAATTATACAGAAAAAATATAGACAAATATGAGAAGATTAATGAAAAACTTAAAGGTATTAATCTTGGAGGAGGAGCACCTACTAGTGGAGGACCTCCTTCCAGTCCCGATCAAACACCAGTACCAGTAAATGTAGGACCAATAAAACCAGGAGGGATGTTAGATTTCATAGGGCATGGTGATGGTGCTACTGGTAGATTGGTATTGAAAGATGCTAGTGGTAAAAAGATTGGTAGTTGGGAAGCTATTAGTGGTGTTTTAAGAACTGCTGGAACATCACAGGCAGATAGAACAAATGTTTCTGGAAGATTATATCCACTACCAGACGGAACCTATCCTTTAGTTGCATATGCAAGACACGCTTATGTAAAGGGAGTTGGAACCTGGTCTACTTTTATTAACAATGCTTCTGGTTCAATTGGAAGAAGAAGTGCTGTTATGGTTCACAATGATATTGGAAGTAATGGAACGGCAGGTTGTATTGGTGTTGAACTTGGTGGAACATCTGGCACTAAAGCAGAACAGGCATTCTTAACTTTATATGAGGCAGTAAAACCAACATCCGTAAAAGTTTCTATAGGAAAGGGTGCTAAAAAGAATCAGAGTTTAAAACCAAAACCAAGAACTACACCAGACAATGTTCCCGTATCACAGGCACAAAAGAATAAAGGTAAAACAAAGACTATTATTATTCCAGTAGAAGTAGCAAAACCTGTACCAGTCAATACTGGTTCTAATAATGGTTCTACTGTATTAAATACTTCTAGACCTAGAACATCTAATTCTCTTCACAATATACCATAAATGGCTGCAGCACAAAGTTCCATATACGAAAAGTTTATAATCATATCGGCAGACGGACAAAATCGTGCTGATATTGCGGAGGCACAGTTTAGAGTTATAAGTTTTGATTACTACGAGAATATCTTATCTCCCTATATTACTGGGACGGTGATTATATCAAGCACCTCTGGTTCTGCAAAATCAAACGATGATAAGCAAAACAGATTGGGAGCACTTCATAGTTCATTACCTCTTCGTGCTGGTTGTACTCTTCTTGTAAAAATAAAAACAGAAGTTGGTGAGGCATTGAATTTTTCTGTAGAATCTGATGAGTATAAAAAACTATATGTAACTGATGTGAGTGTCCTTGATAAAAATTCCACATCAGAAACATTACAAATTAGATTTGCATCTAGAACTGCATGGTTAAATGAGACTAATAAAATAACTAGAAGATTTACTGGAAGCATTAGCGATTCCGTCAAAAAAATACTTAAGGTTGACTTATCTTTTAAGGATGAGCAAATCAAGATTGATCCCTCTAGTAATTCATATTCTTTTGAGGGTATGAGAAAGAGACCGCTTGATTTGATTTCTATGCTTTGTATTAGAACCGTTCCATCAAGTGTCACAAATCCTGGTTATTTCTGCTATGAAACTAGAAATGGATTCAATTTTGTTTCGGCAGATAGTTTAATTAATCAGGACCCATTTGAGAGAGTTTATACTTATACAGGACAACCAATTGCTACCGCAGAATTGAAAGACGATTCCAATAACTATAAGATTGCATCCCTGAACACTCTTAAAGATCAAAGTCTTTTGTCTCAAATTCGTACCGGAGTTTATTCATCAAAGAATGTATTTTTCAATCCTGCCACCTATGGATTTACGGAGATTGATATTTCCGTTGAGGATAAGAAATTAACACAAGACCCTAAGTTTTCTTCACTAGGTAAAAAAGAAGGAGCACCACAATTCTTGTTTGGAGGTAAGAATGGAAAGAAATATCACAGAATACAATCGGCAATTTTTAATGTGGGTGCCGAAGGATTGTCAAAGGATGTAAATAATAGTCCGGAACTATATTATGCTGCTGGAAGCACGAGATATAATATTATGTTCTCACAGATTCATTCTGTGACTGTTCCTTGTAATACAGATCTTGAGGCAGGTGGATTGCTTAAATTAGAAATAGAGTCTAATTCACAAGATAAAGAACAAGGACCCGATGAGGTTCAGAGTGGAAACTATATAATTCAGGCCCTCCGTCATCATTTTGAACCCAATAAATCAACCACATCTATGAATTTAATTCGTGACTCATATGGTTTACACTTTACCAAATCCAATTAATAAGTCTAATGGAATCTAATAATACTGATGGTATAAAATTTTTTGGTTCTAACTCCAACGAATGGATAGGTATTGTATTGAGTGCCGAATCTCAGAAAGAACAAATACAAGGAACTGCTGGTTTTGGGTGTAGATATAAAGTCGCAATAATGGGGCACCACCCAACAGACCAGGCAGAAATTAAGGATGAAGATATTACATATGCACTAGTTCAGTTTGGTGTATGTGACGGCAGTGGTGCCGCAAATAAAATGAGAACACCAAGAATATCTCAGGGTGACGTTGTAAGAGGAAAGTTCCTGGATGGCTCTGGTAAACAACAACCAATTATTGAGGGTGTTCTTGGTAGAACTTCTGGCACTCGTTATGGTAAGGGAAGATTTGAGTCTAAAACTGGATTCTGGGGAGGATTAAAACCAGGAAATCTTTTGGAGAGAGATGAGGCAAATGAAACCAGTAGTCCTCCTTGTGTTCCAAAAGCAATACCAAAGGGTTCTGGTAGTGACAAGACTGCTAAAAGAGAGACGGATAAAGAATCTCTAAAGGCAGC